AAGCACTACAGCTGCAGCAGTTACAGGAACTACAATTACAGCCAATACTGGCTTTGTAGGTGCTTTGACTGGAGCTGTGACTGGCAACACTACAGGTACACATACAGGTGCTGTCACTGGTAACGTCACAGGTAACTTAACTGGTAACGTAACAGCTTCCACAGGTACTTCAACGTTCAACAATGTAACCATTAACGGTACATTGGACATGGACAGTGGTACTGCAGCAACCATTACAGGTCTTCCAACACCTACTAACTCAGGTGATGCAGCTAACAAGTCTTATGTAGATACATCTATCAGCAACCTTATTGGTACAGCTCCTTCAACATTGGATACCTTGGGTGAGATCTCCGATGCTCTAAATGATGATGCTAATATTGCAGCCACATTGACTACAGCTATCGCAGGTAAGCTTGCCTTAGCTGGTGGTACGATGACAGGTGCTATTGCAATGGGTACGTCTAAGATTACTGGCTTAGGTACTCCAACTGCAGGTACTGATGCTACAACTAAGACCTACGTAGATGGTGTTGGTGATGCTAAGTTAGCCTTAGCAGGTGGAACTATGACAGGTAACATTGTCATGGGTGCTAACAAGGTTACAAGTACAGCTACTCCTTCAGATAATAGTGACCTGACAACTAAATTATATGTTGATGGTATCTTAGGTAGTGCTACAGCAGCAGCAATATCAGCTTCAGCAGCTTCTGGAAGTGCAACCACTGCCTCTAACGCAGCTACAGCAGCCTCTGGAAGTGCTGACTTAGCTAGTTCATATGCTAGTTCAGCTTTAGCGTCCTATGATAGCTTTGATGACAGGTATCTTGGCCCTAAAGCATCGGCTCCTTCAGTTGACAATGATGGTAACACATTGTTAACAGGTGCTTTGTATTGGAACACTACATCATCTAACTTGTTTGTATGGTCTGGCTCAACATGGACTAGCGCAGCCTTTACAGCAAGTGGCTTTGCTACTTTGACAGGCACAGAAACTCTTACTAATAAAACACTTACATCTCCAACATTAACAAGCCCTAATATTACAACTGCGTTAACAGTTGCGGGTGCATCTGGCACGTCTGGTCAGGTATTGACTTCAGCAGGTTCTGGTGCTGTTCCTACTTGGAGTACTGTTTCGGTTACTGCTGCAGCAGTTAGTGACCAAACAAACTCATCAACTGGTTACTTTGGTCTACCAAAAGGTACAACTGCACAACGTCCTAGCACTCCTGTTTCTGGAATGACTCGTTACAACACTACTACTGGTGGGCCTGAGTGGAGTGATGGAACAAATTGGTACGCATACAATATTTCGCCAAATTACACGGCTGAATATTTAGTGATTGCTGGTGGCGGTGGCGGTGCTGGAACTTCTGGTGGCGGTTCGTTTGGTGGTTCTGCTGGTGGTGCAGGTGGTTATCGTTCCTCTATTGCTGGTGAATCTTCTGGTGGCGGTGCATCTGCTGAATCTTCTCTTGCATTTTCAACTGGTATTTCCTACACAGTAACTGTTGGTGGTGGAGGAAATGGGTCAGCCGATGCAGTTGATGGACAAACTGGTTCAAACTCATCAATTAGTGGCTCAAATATCACGACAGTTACTTCTCTTGGTGGCGGTTTCGGAGTTCCATATGGTAGTACTGCTGGAAGCGGAGGTAGCGGAGGTGGAGGTGGTGCAAGTCAAGGAACTGGTGGTTCTGGAACAACAGGACAAGGTTATGCGGGAGGTACTGGAGGTACTGGAGGTACTTCTGGTTCTGCTGCAGGTGGTGGTGCTGGTTCAGTTGGCGGTAATGGCAATGGTGATGGCACAGGTGGAATTGGTGGTACTGGCGTTTCTTCTTCAGCAACAGGTACTGCTGTAACTCGTGGCGGTGGTGGTGGTGGTGGCGGTTGCTATGTTGCAGGTGGAACTGCAAGTGGCGGTGGTGGACGTGGTGGAACAGGAATTGGCACAAATGGCGCAAATGGAACTGCCAATACTGGCGGTGGCGGTGGCGGTGCTTCAAGTAGTAACTCAGGGTCAGTAAAACAAACAGGTGGCAATGGTGGTTCTGGAGTTGTAATTATTCGCTATTTAGGCGCACAACGAGGAACTGGCGGTACTGTTACATCGGCAAGTGGCTACACCATTCACACCTTTACATCTAGTGGCACATTTGCTGCCTAATCAGACCTTTTTGAGGAACAAATAATATGGCACATTTTGCAAAAGTTATAGACGGAAAAGTAACTCAAGTCATTGTCGCTGAACCTGAGTTCTTCCGCACATTTGTAGATACATCTGCAGGGGAGTGGATTCAAACTTCTTACAATACTTATGGTGGTGTTCACGCTACTGGTGGTACGCCTATGCGAAAAAACTACGCTGGTATTGGATTTACTTATGACCGAACTAAAGATGCGTTCATTCCTCCCAAGCCGTTTGCAAGTTGGGTGCTAAACGAAGATTCATGTCTTTGGGAAGCACCTACACCAATGCCTACCGATGACAAGCGTTATACATGGAATGAAGAACAATTAGCTTGGGTTGAGCGTACATTATGATGAAAGAGGAAACAGTAACTCACGAGCACATCTATGATCGCCTACTGGCTGTAGAGTCCAAAGTAGATAACATAGAGAAGAATACAGAACACGTAATCAAAGCCTTTAACGCTGCTTCAGGTGCTTTTCTAGTACTTGAATGGATCGCTAAAGCTGTAAAACCTATTATTATTATAGGTGCTTTTTTCGGGGCTATTTGGTTAGCTATTGACAATCGTTTTAATGGAGTAAAATAACTATGGCATTGGCAACTCTTTTAAGTGGCGTATCTGCCACAGGTGCTTCACTTGGAATTCGTACAGATGGTGCAGTACCAGCTCATATACAAGTTTCAGGTATTACTATTGGTACAGTAGCTGTTCAAGGCTCTGTAGACGGTACAACATGGGCTACAGTGGCTACAGCTTTGACAGCTGACGGTATTGTGACGCTTACATCTCCCACACCTTATATACGAGCTAATGTAACAGCTTTTACATCAGGCACTATTACAGTTAAAATCTTTTATTGATAGGTAAATAAAATGAATATGCCTACACGTGGTCAGAGAACAGCTAAGAACAAGATGAAGAAGGTTATGGGTGAGTACAAAGGTGGTACTCTCCACAGCGGTAAAGGTGGCCCTGTGGTGAAGTCTCGTGACCAAGCAGTTGCTATTGCTATGAGTGAAGCAAGTAAAGCTAAAAAGAAGTCTAAAAAGTATTGACATTAACACTAAAGTGTGTTATTATAGTATACAAGATATAAGGAATATTAATGGCTACGACTTATTTACAGTTGGTCAATAACGTATTGATACGGTTAAGAGAGACTGAAGTATCGTCAGTTGGAGATACTCCTTATAGTTCTTTGATTGGTGTATTCGTTAATGATGCTAAGAGAGAGATTGAGGATGCTCATGAGTGGAATGTCCTAACAACTACGATTGTACTTCCAACAGTGGCAGGTACTCGTAACTATACATTGACAGGTTCAGGTCAAAGGTTCCGTACTCAAGATGTCTTAAATGATACTCAAGACATCCCAATGCAGCAAGTACCTACTAACTGGATGAATAGACAGTACTTCTTAGGAACTATACAAGGTGCAGCTCCTACGTACTATAACTACAGTGGTATTGATGGTGATGATACTCAGGTAGATGTATGGCCTAATCCTGATGGTGTCTATTCCTTAAGGTTTGAATTGGTTATTCCTCAGGAGAACCTAACAGCCAATGCTGATACTTTAAAGGTTCCAGCACACCTAGTACAGATGTTAGCCTACGCTAAAGCTGTTGGTGAACGTGGTGAAGATGGAGGTACATCCTTCAGTGAGATTTATCAGCAGTATCGCTTAGCCCTAGCAGATGCTGTAGCTATTGAGAAGAATCGTTATGATGATGAGACTACTTGGGTTGGTGTCTAATGGTAGCTAAACTCTTAACCACAACTATATCAGCTCCGGGCTTCCAAGGACTGAATACACAGGATAGCTCAGTCTCTCTTGAGGCTGGTTATGCTACTGTGGCTAATAATTGTGTGATTGATAAGTTTGGACGTATTGGTGCTCGTAAGGGATGGACTCTATCTCACGCTACTAACAGCGACTTAAGCACTGCTGACGTTAAAGCTCTTGGTGAGTTAATTGACAATGCTGGTAACTCATACATTATTGCTGCTGGTAACAATAAACTGTTTAAGCTTGTAGGTTCTACACTATCACTGTTAACCTACGGTGGTGGCGGTACAGCTCCTACCATCACAGACAGCAACTGGCAGATGGCTCCGTTGAATGGTGTCCTGTATCTGTATCAAGCTGGACATGATCCTTTAGTGTTCGACCCAGCAGTCAGTGCAACTACATTTAAGCGTGTGTCTGAGAAGACTGGCTATGTAGCTACAGTGTCCAGTAACAATACAGTTATTAGTGCCTATGGTCGTACATGGTCAGCTAATAATGCAACAGTTAAGAGTACCATTCAGTTCTCAGACTTACTAGCAGGTCATGTATTAAGTACAGGTACAGCTGGTACATTGGATGTATCTCAGGTGTGGCCTAACGGTGCTGATGAGATTATATCCCTAGCAGCTCACAATAACTTCTTGATTGTCTTTGGTCGCAGACAGATTCTTATCTACTCCAATGCTACAGACCCTAACAATTTAACACTATCAGATGCTATTACAGGTATTGGCTGTGTAGCCAGAGACTCAGTAGTAGCCACTGGTGGTGACATTATCTTCTTGTCTGACTCAGGTGTACGTTCATTGATGCGTACCATCCAAGAGAAGTCAGCTCCAATGAGAGACATTAGTGCCAATGTACGTGATGACTTAGTGTTGGAGATCAGTGCTGAGACTGCATCTGACATTAAAGCTGTGTACTCAGATAAGGAAGCCTTCTATCTGTTGTCTCTACCAGCTCGTCAGTTAGTGTACTGCTTTGACATGAGAGCACCTCTACCTAATGGAGCCAACAGGGTTACAACATGGGACGGTCTAGTTCCAACAGCTTTTAAGTACACTCGTA